GCAGCAATTGTTCCATTGATAACATCAGCTTGTACACAATCAGTGTATGTTGAGTCATCATCAGAATGCTCTAATGAAATTTCAAAGTAGACTGAGCCTGAAAGAGTATCTCCTTCTGCTCCAACATCTACAATGGCTGTAGCTTCCTCAAAGCCTTTTAAGTCAACCCCTGTGCCATTGGCAGCAGCAGTTTTCACGGCATTGATAATTGAGTTACTTACGACAATATTATGTGTTAAATCTTGCATAATTTACTCCTTAAGTAGAACATTTAAGTTTATTGATAGCTTCTTTCTGAACTACTTGACCACCAACACGCTTTCTAGCAATGTATCTAACATTACCAGTTGTAGCTTGTGTGAATGGGTCACGCAATACAGCAAGGTTTACTCTATCAACGATCATATAAGCCCTTCTGAAATCACCGAATGCAACTGGGAAAGCATTAGCTGCTTCACTTGGCATATCAGTAGCTTCAACATATGGGTGTCCAAGTATGGTGTTAACCATATTGCCACCAAGCATCATTCCTGTTTGGAACACATACTGACCAGCAGTATCTTTCAGCTTTCTGATAGATGCTAAAGTAGCTCTATTGAAAACAAAAGTACCGTTTCTTGTGTAGTCAGACTTAATGTTGTGTACCAACGAAATGAGTCCATCAGCAGTTACAGCGTCAGCAGTTCCTGAATTAACATGTCCTACACCTGAGTGGTCCATGAATCCATGAGGTTTTCCTACTGAGTCACCTGACACAAATGCAGTTCCTTCAGCTTTTGCAAATTGCTCTGCAAACTCTGATTGCATTTCTGCTTCAAGATCAAATACTGTATCTTCTAAGTCTTGCTCAGAAATATCTACCAACGCATACATTTCGTGTGCAGGTAGTTCTTCTAAACCAACTGAATATCCAGTAGTTTCACTTCTAGTACCACTTTCAGAAACCCACTGTGCTGAGAATTGTCCATCTCTTTTAGGGATTTGGATGCTTCTAGCTCCTGTGGAACGAACTCTAGCGATTGTTCTGATAGGTGAGATTTCAGTAATTGTTTTTAACAATTCTCTCACATACTCAGGTGGTGCTAAATATCCGCCTGTTGAGTCATTGCTGACAGTTAATGCTTTCTTTTCATCAGGTTGCAGACCTTCAAGTCCTTTCCTGCAATATCTATCAAAAGCATTGAGATACTCATCAACTTGCTTAGATTCAAAGCCTGAGTCAGGTCTAGTGACCATAGTCTCAATCTTGGAAACTTGCTCCTTGATTTGTTCAGCGTTTTGCTCAGCAAGTGTTAACTTCTGATTAACTTCTTCAAAAGAATCCAATTTGGCTTCTAGTTTAGCTAGTTTTTCTTCGTTATATGCTGTGCTTTCGCCTTTCTCAATTTGTTCAAGTCTTTCATCATTGACTTTCTTAAATTCGTTGAAAGTTTGACCTAAGTCTTGAATAGCGTTCTTTATATCTTCCGACATAATTTACTCCTATTAAGTTTTTAAGGTTAAAGTTAGTTCTTTTATGGCATCTACCAGTTCTGCACTTTCATCAACCTCTCGTTGATCAAAACACTTAGTTACTGCCTTTGCAGCAACCTTTGCTTCTGAACGAGATAAGTTGAATGCATCACGCAGTCCGTTCTCCCATTCCCTAATGGAGTACTGTTCACCTTTTACCGATCTGACAGTTGCCTGCGGATTCATCGGGAAAGTTACTAGGGACACTTCCATTAAATCTACTTCTTTGATAATGCGTTTACCACCACGCTTATCATATGAAACTTGTTGTGGGTTTACTCTAAAGCCTATTGATAGACCATCTAAAGCTCCCATTTTTAATAATTCGTAGGCTTCCGCTCCTGCTTGTGTTTTGAGAGCTAGTCTGCCTTTGACCACTAGACCATGATCATCTTCTCTAATCTCATCAAACACACCGATAGGCATATCTGACTTGTGTTGATACAGGAGTTTGACATTTTGTGGTTTTCTTTTCTTTAAAGATTTGGCGAATGCACCTGCTTCAATAACATCATTGCCTAAGTCTTTATTTCCAAAGACAGAGCCATAGCCTTCAAATGTGCCATAGTTTTTATCTTCATCTTCGTTGTCATAAGCTTTAATGCTTGATTTGATTTCAATAGATTCTTTTTCTACTTCTTTTGCAGAAGCCATTTCATCTATTGATTCTTCAGTGTCAGGGTTAGATTTGCCAAACTCAATGATATAAGAGTCATCAGTTTCTTCAACTGCTCTTATATGTTTCTCATCATTCTCTATAGAATCTTCTTTATTAGAATCGTACTCATTAGTACAGACGGCTAAGTTTTGTTGTTGATCAAATTCAGTCGTCATAGTGTGATCTCCTATATATCCACATATAGTACATAAAGGGTGGTCAGACTACAAGATATAGATGTAATAAAATAAATATATATATATTCCAATAAGGGGTTTACATTTATAAGAAAATGAGCAATAATGAACTCATAAATTAATTAATCAAGGATAAAATGAAAAACTTAAAACAACCTACCAAACCTTTCTACATGAACTATCGTTCATTAGAAGCTTACATGAATGATAACAATGTATTTCTTCAATCAATTGGTTTTGATGCCGATACTTTAGAAGATCTACATTCAAGAGGTATTAAAACACCTCAAGATTTAGAATATGCAGAAATGACAGATGCGTATATTGATCTACATAAAACTTTAGAAGGTTTTAGTCCTAGAGTTGAAGGATTATCTCTTAGAGAAATCACTAACAGATATAACTCTTTAACAGAGGTAGCATAATGTTTGATATTTACCATTCAACTAAGGGTAACAACGAGTTACCCTACGAAAGAGTAGCTTGTGTACATACTGACAGTTTATCTGAAGCTTTCGGCTTAACGCAAAACATAGAAGAATCATGGCACCCTGAAGGCAAAAGAAGTACGTCAAGTGGTGATGTTTTACATGACCTTATTAATGACAAGTTTTATTTTTTAGTACCTATGGGTAACGGCAGACATGGTGAAAAAATTTATAAGACTTGGGGTGATACAGTCGTGATTGATAATTTTGACCTCAATGGATTTATTTACAACGAGGTGCAAACATGAATATATTTGCAGTTGAAAAATGCCCTACTAAATCAGCTAGGGCATTGCCTGATAAATTAATTGTTAAGATGCCTTTAGAAACTGCACAGATGCTTAGCACTGCACATAGGCTGCTTTCACCTAATGAATATTGTGAAACTAATAATATTTATAAAACTGCTTTTCAAAACCATCCTTGCACGATTTGGGCAAGAGAGACGCATGAAAATTATAGATGGCTTTTACTACATTTCATTGCTTTGTGTGAAGAATATACAAAACGATATGACAAGTACCATTTATGTTGGACAAAGTTATATGATGGTCTTAGTGAGTTCCCTATGAACATCACTGAGGGCGAACTTACACCTTTTGCACAGGCTATGCCTGACGAATATAAATCAAGTAACCATGTAGATGCTTATCGTAAATATATGATTAATGAAAAGCATTATGCTAAATGGGAAAAGGGTACATCTAAACCTAAGTGGTGGAAATAATGAAATGGATAACAATAGAAGAACAAAGTGGTGATGAATTTTCTGAGCATTACGCTTATTGTGATGATGATTATTACATACTCAAAGAAAATGCAGATGAGGGTTACTTAGACAGATTAATTCTTTCTAAATTTAAAAAGTTTTCTTTTACAGTTGATGATATCTTTGAAAGCAAAGATACTGGTTGGTATTGGTACTATGGCTCTATTGTTAGGGTTTCTGATATAAAAGATATTGACGAAGATGAATTAGTCATTGTTAGAAATTTTGTTTGGGCATCTAAACTAGATACTCATTAAAAAATCCTAGGTTGGTGGGGATATTAGCTCCCCCCACTGTATCGCTAGGCTTACGGACTGCTAGGTAGAGTAGTCAAGTCCTTGAAGGAAAGCATCTTGGACAAGTGTTGACAGGCACTAAAAAAACCGATGGTTATGTTGCTGTTAAAGGAGTTGGTAGTTATCTTCGGAACTGAAAAACTACCATTGCTTATAAGTCTCTTTCGTCTGCATAAATTATTACACACCTACAGTTAATTACATTTTTCGCACCACCCTTTGAGTCTCCTGCGAATCCCATTGGCACACCACCAACTATAAAATCTTCTGACATATCAACAGTTTGTCCATTAGCCTGTGAGTGTGTTGATCTTGTTCTAGCATCGTTGGTAGCTACCCATTTTTTCAACATCTTTATCCCCAAGTCTTTTTCTACTGTTGAATGGTAGGCATGGTTTGCGAAAGATGCTGCGTTATGGGTTTCGGTTCTAGCTATAAGTGCTGCACGACTTCTGCTGATAGGTAGAAACTTATCTGATACCAGTTTAGCTATCTGCGGCAATGTTAGATTTTCTGATCTGCCTTGTTCTATTAAGTTGCCAATTCTTGTAGCCATCCTTTCTGTAATACCTGCTAAGATCAATTGCCTGCCTGTGAAATATTGATTAACTACAGCTTCAAAGTCCACGCTTCTACC